CTAGATTGCAGCTAGCATCGGCACCGGCTCGGCTGTCAGCGGCGTAACCCACTGCGCCAGGTGGTCGGCCGACAGGTGCGCGTAGCGCTGCACCATCTCCATCGTTTCCCATCCGCCCAGCTCCTTGAGCACCTGGAGCGGCGTGCCGCGCTGCACGTGCCAGCTCGCCCACGTGTGCCGCAGGTCGTGCCAGCGGAAGTCGTGGATGCCCGCGCGCGCCAGCGCCTTCTTCCACGCGGCCGTCGTGGTCTGACAGACCGGCTTGCCCTGGTAGACGAACACGCTGCCGGCGCACTCGGGCGCACGCTTCATCGCGAGCTGGCGGCGCAGCACGGCGAGCGCCGTGTCCGACAGCGGCACCGTGATCGCCTTCTTCGCCTTCGCCTGGTCCGGGTGAATCCACGCGACGCGCCGCGCGAGGTCGACCTGCGACCACTGGAGCCCGGTCACGTTCGAGCGGCGCAGGCCGGTCTCGAGGCTGAAGCGCGCCATGTCGGCCAGATGCGCGGGCAGCTCGGCGAGCAGCCGCTCGCTTTGCGCCGGCGTCAGCCAGCGGATCCGCTTCGACACGACCTTTGCGCGCTTCGTGACCGGCGCGCGATCCAGCCATTCCCACTCGACGGCCGCGTTCAGCACGGCCTTCAGCACGCCGAGCACGCGGCGCACCGTGGCGTCGCTGACGCGCCGGCCGGTCTCCACGACACCGTGCCGGGTGCGCACGACGCACGGCTCCCGCCGTTTCGCGAGCGCGATCGCGTCGATGCGGTTGCGGTCGATGTCGGCCAGCGCGACGCCGGCGAGGTGCCGGTCGAGCCAGCGCAGATGCGTCTTCGACGTTTCGAGGCTCGGCAGCCCCTCGCGGTCGACGACGTAGCGGACGACCGCGTCGTTCCACATGTAGCGCGGCTTCGTGCCGAGCCGCGCCTGGTTCCACAGGTCCACCTTCAGCCGGTCGTGGAATTCCTGGGCCTGCGCTTTGTCGCGGGTGCCAGTGCTTCCCTGTATCGGCGTTCCGCCGCCAGGGGGGTACAGCTTGTATTGCCAGTTCGGGCTGGTTTTGCGTTTGTAGAGCGACATTCGTTCACTTCCTCCTGCGGTTTGCCCTGCGCCGCCCGCGGGAGCCATTCTCCGGCGAGGTAGCGCTGCAGGGCAGCGATCGAGAACATCCAGCGCTTGCCGACCTTGCGGCCCGGCAGCGCGCCGGCCTTGGCCTTCAGGCGCACCGTTTCAGGGTGTGCGCCGAGCAGGGCCGCCGCGCCGAACAGGTCGACGGTCGCCGCTTCGGTGTGCCGCGCGTCAGGGGGACAGGCAGCGCAACTCGTGGAATGGTGGCTTGCACGGGAAATGTTCATAACGCATTGATTTTCATGGATTTTGTTTGCCATCAGTTGCCATCATTCAGGCGTGGCGGCCCTGAAAGACTCATGGCGCGAAAAACGGGCAGCGCGTGCGACCGATGGCGACACGCGCGCGACTCGTGGCGCGCGATGCGGGCCGGTTCTCACCGCTTCCCGGTTGTCTTTCTTCTTCTTTTTCAATGAGTTGAAGAGAGAGAAGAAAAGGGCGGGCGCGGCCGGCGCGAAGCCCGGACTCGTGGCAAAAACGGCCCGACACATGGCGGATCCGGCACGACGCGCGGCGGCAGTTCGCTCAAGAATCAAGGACTTGCAAGCGGACACCCGCGAAATCCACGGCTCGCGTGCGCTGCCTGCCGGTTCCCTGCGGCGTTCCCCGCCCGCCGGCCGGTTCAGCTGATCGCGATTCACGCGCGGCCCCCCTGCATCGCGTCGGACGCGAGGTCTTCGCGCACGGACACATGCAGGCCGAACGCGGCCAGGCGCTCGAGCGAAACCGGCGTCAGGTACGGCACGCGGCGCATGTAGATGCGGCGCTCGACCTCCTTCTCGCCGACCACGACGCCGGCGTGCTTGAGCTGCGCCTTGAACACGCGGTCGGACTTCACCGGCAGGCCGTTCCACTTGTCGCGCAGCGCGCTCGTGTGCGCGAGGTGATCCATCACGTGCCCGGTGCGCAGCAGCAGGCAGAACTCGCCGTCGACGGTGTCGAACGTGTACGGATGCTTGTAGTTGCCGCCGTCGATCTCCGACAGCACGGTTTCCATGATCCAGACCCACGGCTCGCGATCGGCGCTCGTTTCGGCGACGTGGCCGTTCATCTCGGCGACCAGGTCGCGCGGGAAGTCGCCTTCGCTCGGGTCCATGCCGGCGAACTCGCACAGGTAGCGCCACGCTAGCGCGACGGCCGCGTAGTTGCCGGCCATGCGCCGCGCGCCGTCGTCCTCGCCGCTCGCGCGGCAACTGGCCAGCGCCTTGTCGCGCAGCGTCGCGTACTGCTCGAGCGCGGTGCGCTTGTCCAGGCCGGCGAGGAATTCGAGCCATTGCCGGACCGGAAAGCGCGGCAGGTCGTCGGGCAGGAGCGGCCCGCGCTTGCCGGTCAGCGTCGTGCGCACCAGTTTGCCGAGCAGGCTGCGCACCGGCACGTCCTCGCCGGCCAGCATCACGGGCGCGCACAGCAGGTATTCGGTCATGTCGGTGCCGCGCCGCGTCACCGTGTACTGGTAGTTTTCCTGCAACAGACCGACCGCCTTGTCGATCACGTCCTGCCGGCGCGCGGACAGTTCTTCCCAGCCGACCGGATGGCTCGTGTGGCTGATGCTCGTGAGGAGGCGGAATTCGGTCTGCAGCGATTGCCCGGAGAACATCGTGAACGCGAGCGAGCGTTCGAGCCGCTTGATCAGCGTCGACTTGCCCGCGCCCTTGTTCGCCTGGATCGTGAGGTGCGGCCAGAAGCCGAGCAGCGCCTTCAGGTGGCCGCCGAGCGCCCACACGAGCGGGATCGTCGCGGCGTTCTGCTTGAACGTCGTCTGGTACGCGGCGATCACGCGGCGCGCGTCGCCGACGAGGCCGCTCGGGAACGTCAGGTTATGGTACGGGCACTGCTTGTCCGCCTCGGTGAAGTAGCAGTCCGGGCCTTCGTTGACGATCAGCCGGCCGTCGCGCCACGCGAGCCCGACGAAGTTCGCGGCCTGGCGCGCGCCGAGATCCGCGCCGCGCTCGAGGATGTTGACCATCCGCTTGAACGGCGCCGGCGCCCAAATCGGGCCGAACTTGCCCCACTGGTCGACGTTGTGCAGCTGGTCGTCGAGCATCACCCGGCGGATCAGCTGAGCGCCGTGGCGCGGCGCCTGCACCGACACGGCGAAGTAGACGGTCGGCGCCTGGTCGGCGTCGCCTGTCATCGTCGACGTCGCGCTCGCGACCGACACGCGGCTGATGCCGGCGATGCGAAAGCCGCACAGGTCCGTCATCACGGGCGTCTCGACGCCTGCTTCCTCGTTGCGGTCCATCTTCGTGATGTAGCTGGTGAAGTCCGGCCGCACGCGAAAGCGCCAGTACTGCGCGAAGTCGTGCGGCGGCAGGAAGATGCGCGGCCGGCCGCGGCGCGGCGCGTCGCCGGGCAGGCCGGCGACCAGCCACGGCTCGACCTGCTCGAGCGCGCGCGCCAGCTCGGCCGGGCCGCGCAGCTGCAGGTAGTCGTTCACGTCGTTGATCGGCTGCTGCGCCGTCTCGCCGTCTGCAAGGTCCGCGAGCCAGCCGGCCTGGTCGACCAGCACCGCGCTGACGTTCAGCGCGGTGAGCCGCTCGTGGAGCGCACATGCGGCTTCCGGGCCGGGGCGGTGGCCGGCGCGCGGGTGGCCGTCCGCGAACGGCTCGTCGTTGTCGAGGCAGATCACGACGTGCTTGCCGCGCAGGAACGCGAAATCGATGCGCTCGACGTTCGCGAGGCCGCGCAGCGCGAGCGCCGCGGTGCCGGGCAGCGCGCAGGTGTCGACCGACAGCGCGTTGATCGCGCTTTCGACGATGATCACGCGCTTCGCGTTGGCGAGCCGGCGCGCGTCGGCGGTCCAGCCGTAGCCGGCCTTGTCGCCCTGGGTCTGCGTCTTGACGCCGCCGTTGAGCGCGGGGTCGACGTAGCGCATGTCGACCGCGACGACGCGTGCGTCGCCCGGCGCGCGCACCACGAACGCGGCGGCCGGGCCGCCGTGGCCGACGTCGCCGGCGGCGACCTTCGGGCTCGTCCACGTGTTGAAGCCGAGCGTGCGCGCGGCGATCGCCGTGTCGAGCGCCGCGGCGGCAATGCCGCGGCCGCCGAGGTATTCACGCAGGCGGCCGCGCTCGGCGACGCAGCGATCGGCGATGTACTCGACGGTCGACTTCTCGCGGCGCTCCGCCGGCGCCGGGCGCTCGGGCGGGAAGCCGTAGACGTCGTGGAGGTAGCGCACGGCGTCGGCGACGGTGCCGCCGCGCGCATGGATCACGAGGTCGATGCACGAGCCGCCGGCGTCGGCGCTGTGGTCGCGCCAGCCGGTGCCGTGCTTCGGGTGGTTCACGTAGATCGACAGGGACGGGCTCCGGTCCCCGTGCTGCGGCGAGTGGTAGAGCGCGCGGTCGCCGCCGCGGCCGCGCTTCAGGCCGAGGCGGCCGGCGAGGTCGTGCAGGTCGATGTGCCGTTTCAGTTGATCGATCGAAGCCATCGTTTATTGCTGCTGGTCAGGTTGCTGCCGGGGGCGTTGCGCCGGATTGCCGGTCGTGGCGGGCGACGCGACGAGCGCGTGCAGCGCGGCGGCGGAGTGCGGGAAGCCGAGCGCCAGACGATCGCCGAGGGCCGCGACGAAGCAGGCGAGCGCGTGCTGCCGCGCGGCGCTGTCCGGCGGGTTGTCGAAGCTCGGCACGTCGGCGGCCGCCGCGATCGCGACCCGGAGCACGGCGTCGTGCGGCGCGGGTTCGAGGGCGTGGTTCATGCGCGCGCCTCCCCGGCGAACGCGCCGGCGGGGTGCGCCGCGCGGCGGAAAATCGCGTGACCGGCAGGGCGCCGGGCGGCGCTGCAAGGCAGGGTCGGGATCATCATGTGTCCTTTTCGACGGCAAAAAGAAGCCCCTCGCGCCGTTCAGGCGCGATGCGAGGGGCCAGGCAGGGGGCGGGAGTTAGGGCGTCAGACGGGCAGTTCGAGCTGCGCCGCGAGGCGCTCGCGCACGTGCGGCGAGAGCGGCAGCTGCAGCGACAGGTTCGGGATCGCGGACGGCGACAGCGTGCGCGCGAATTCCATGTTCACGACATACGTGTGGCCGCACTCCGGGTTCGTGCACTGGAAGGTGATTTCGCGGAAGGTCAGCGACATTTCGCGGCTGCTGCGCGCGGTGGCGCGCGTGCGGCAATGCGGGCAGCGGTTCAGGATTCGCATTTCGTCTTGCTCCGGGCGGCCTGCGCGATGCAACGTTGGCCGATTGGCGAGTGGGTGGGCGCGCACGCGTGGTCCAGAATCGACACGTCGCGGGCGGGATCGAAGGACATGAAGGCGCGTCGATTCAATGGCGCGCGGTGCGCGAGCGGGGCGCGGCGATTGCGCGAAGATGGCTCGCGCCGATGCGGATCAGCTCGCGCGCCATGCTGGAAATCGAGCGGTTGCGCTGTGCGGCGAGCTGCTCGAGCTCGCCGCGTTCGGTCGGCGTCAGCCCGACGTAGACGGGCTTGTCCGACATCGTGCCGCGCGGCGAACGGCGTGGGCCTTTGGAGGTGGTCATGGTCGGTATACTTTGTTGAGATAGTCTTGCGTTACGGTGGGGCTAGTCTAATGAGCAAAAAACGACGCGTCAATTGTTAATGGGTAATTTATGACACAAATCGGGAGTCGCTTGCGAGACGAGCGCTTGCGGATCGGACTCAGCCAGGATGAGTTTGCGACCGTGGGTGGCGTCGCGAGACGCTCGCAGTCCGCGTACGAGTCGGACGAACGCTCTCCCGACGCGGCCTATCTGCTGGCCGTTCGCGGGATCGGCGTCGACATCGGCTATGTGCTGACCGGGGAACGGCTCGCCGCCGATGGCGCGGCGGCCGAGCAGGGCGAGCGCGACGCCGACGAGGCGGAAGTGCTCGCGATGTACCGGCAGCTCAACGAAGCCGGCAAGGCGTCGCTGCATGCGTTCCTCGCCAGCTGCATCAACACGGGCGCGATGCTGCAGACGGCGACGCCGCGGCGCGCGAAGCGCCTGCCGGAGAACCGCCGCGCGGCGCTCGATCAGCGCACGGCCGAAAACGTCGATCGCGCGATGGCCGAGCTCGAGCGGCTGAAGGCCGAGCGCGCGGCGAAGGAACCGAAGAAGTAGGGCGCGGCGCGCCGGCGTCGGGTGAATCAGGGCCCTGCACCGGCGGACGCGCGCCGGTCTGTTTGCATCCGGCCGCCGCATGAGGCGGCCCGGAGGGCGGCGGCGTTCCCGCTTCGCCGTGGTCCCGTCATTCCGCCATCCGGCGAAATCCCGGCTTTTGTTTCGTTGAAGATCCTGCCGCCCGCGACTCGGGCGCATGCGCCCGAGCCCGGCCATGCGCCGGGCCGTGGCGTTCGGACATTCCGCAAAAGCATCGGATAAAATCCGAACAATCACTGTATATCCATACAGTATTGGTTTAGCATTCTGAAAGCCGGTGAGGCTGGTGACGGTGGGAATTCCGAGGCTACCCCCGTCGCGTCAGGCGGCCCCGCCGGTTGATGACTGTGTTTGTGGAGACCGGAAGAATGAAAAGTAACAGTGAGCACAACACCGGCACGATTGGCGCGTCGCTGCCGGCTGATCATCACGCGGACACCCGCGGGTCGTCGATGTTCACCCCGCGAATCCGTACGGACCTGACCGACGATGAGCGGGCTGACGCGCACGCGGCGATCGACACCGCGATGCAGTCGGTCGGCCAGGTGCTCGAGGCCGCGCTGCAGGCGATGGCGAACCTGCGCGATGCGCGCGCGACGTTGACGCAATATGGCGACGGGCGGGACGCGCGCCTGAATCTCGGCGGGCAGCCGACCTCCCGCTGAGCCGCGCTCATGCCTGACGCCATCGCGACCGGTCGCGCGATGGCATGCCGAATCGCCACGCAGGCCGGTTCTCCGTCCGGCCGCTCCTTCCTTTCCTTCCTCGCGATCCGAGCCGCGCCTCCGGCGCCGCGCTAGTGCTTGCCGGTCGTCGCGCCAGCCTGCTTCTTCTTCGAATCCTTGCGCACCTCGAGCTCGAGCTCCGTCGTGAAGCCTTCGCCGCCGAGCTTGTGCGTCGCCTTCTTCACGAGCCACGGCGTGTCGTCGATTTCGGGCTTGAAGCCCGACACGGTGACGGGCATCTCGGGAAACAGCTCGGGCCGGCCGAGCGCCAGCGTGTAGAGCATCGTCGCCTGCTGGCGCTGGATGCGCGCGTATTCGGCCTGCGCCGCCGCGCGCGCTTCCGCTTCGGTCGCATAGTCCTGCGGCAGCACCTTCGTGTTCTTGCCCTTCTCGTCGCCGACCACCACCGACTTGCGCTGCGCCCGGCCGTTCGAATGGTAGTGCGCGCGCACGGCCGCGTAGCTGTCGCGCTGCTCGATCTTGTAGTGATGCTGGTCGCCGCTCGCGCGCGTGAGCGGCAGCACGTCGAGCGGCTTGCCGCTCGCCGTCTTGCCGCCGCCGATCGGCAGGAACAGCAGATGGCGGGTCTTCACCGTCATCACGGCGTCGTAGCGCTTCGCGAGGCGCGTCAGGAACGACATGTCGGATTCGTGCGTCTGGTCGATGTGGTCGATCAGGATCTGCGCGAGCGTCGCGTCGACGGCCGGCTTCAGCCCGTGGCGCGCGGCGATGGCCCGCACGATCGCGCCGATCGTCTGCCGGTGCCAGCTCTTTTCCCGGCGCTCGTGCATGCGGTTCGTCATCGACGCCGAGCGCGCCTTGATCGTGATGATGTCCGGCGCGCCGCTGTGCTCGACGTGGTCGACGGTGAACGTGCCCTTGTCGACGAGCGGCTCGCCGACCCAGCCGATCGACACCGCGATGCTCGCGCCGCGCAGCGGAATCGCGAACGTGTTCTGCGTGTCGTCGATCACTAGGTCGAGCACGTCGGCCTCGTCCGCGCGCGATTCCACCAGCTGCAGGCTGACGAGATTCGGCGCGATCAGCCGCGACAGGTCGCGGCCGTCGAGCGTGATCCGGTAGTCGGCCTGCGGTTGCGTGCGTCCCGTGCGGGTCGGCCGTTCGCCCGGCTTGCAATCGAACGTGCTCATGGCTTGGCCGCTCCGTCGTCTTCGTTCGCCGGCGCACCGTCGTCTTCCGGCGGTGGCGCTGCGGCCAGCACGCCGTCGTCGACGCGCTTGAGCACCAGCGTGAAGTCGATCTTGCGCGGCACGCCGTCCTTCGTGTGATACGTGCCCGTCACGCTCAGGTTGTCGATGACGTACGCGCCGTAGACGTAGCCGTTGCCGTCGACGAGCACGTACGCGTCGCCGATGTCGCCCATTCGCGCGAGCGTCTCGATCGACGCGATCTCGCCGATGCCGTTCTCGGGCGCGACCGTGCCGCTGAGGGTGATCGTGTCGTCGCCGGCGCCGGTGAACTGGCTCGCGTCGCGCACGCCGATGCGCGCGGTGGCGCGGTGCTTCCAGTTGCGCTGGCGCTGGAGCTCCCGGTAAGGCGTGGTCGCCAGGCTGAAAACGAACTGGTCGAGCGACATCATCATGGCGGGTTTCCTTTCGTTGAAGCGGACAATCAATCGGACAGGCGCGAGCTGGCGCGCGAGGCCTTTTCGCGTTCGGCGCGTTCCCACTGGGCGCGCACCAGACGGGCGACCTCCGCCTCGTTGACGCCTGGCGGAGCGGTGAAGTTGATGATGACCGGGCCGGATGCAGGCGCGGCGCTCGCGGCGGCGGCCGGCGCCATGAGCGGCTGGCGGTAGTCGAGCGACGTGTTATAGCGTGCGAGCGGCGACGCGGCGGTGGCCGACGGGTTCATGGCGTAGGCGGGCGGGCCGGCGAGGGCCGCCGCGGTCGTGATCGTGGCGGCGGTCAGCGCCACGCGCCCCTGGCCGCCTGCTGCGCCGGGCGCGTCCGACGCTTGCAGGCCGAGCTTTTCCTTGAGCCAGCCGAGCGCCGAGCTGCCCAGGTTGCCGATCGTGTCCTTCAGCGCGCCGAGGCGATTCGTGATGCCGTCGATCAGCGCGGAAATCAGGTTGCCGCCGATTTCCATGAAGCGTGCGCCGATGTTGCCGAACCAGTCGCCGATGCCGGCCAATGCCGCTTTCACCCACTCGACCGTGGCGTCCCATTTCGCGGCGATCCAGTCGCCAGCCGCGCCGAATGCGCCCGCGATGGTGTCCCACAGCGCGATGAACTTCGGGCCGAGCGTGTCCCAGTTCTGCCAGACATAGACCGCGCCCATCGCGATCAGGCTGATCACGGCCAGCAGCGGGTTCGCCAGCGCCAGGCGGCCGAGGCCGAGCAGCGCCTGCCCGATGACGTTGAACGCGCTGACCATCGACATCGCGAAGTGGAGCACCGCGATCGATCCGAGCACGGTGCCGAGCGCGCTCGCGAGCGTGCCGACGACGACGAACAGCCCGGCGAGCATTGCCAGGGTCGTGACGATCACGTTCGCGGCCGTGCGGTGCTCGCGCATGAACGTGACAATTTTTCCGATCGCGGTTGCCGTGAGGTCGAGCGCCTTGTTGTAGATCGGCGTGACCCGCTCGCCGATCTCGAGCTTCAGGTCGCGCAGCTGCGCGAGCGCGGCGAGCTCGCGGCCGTGCGTCGACTCCGCGCCTTTCGCCTTCATCCCGTCGACGCCGTCGGCGGCGGCACTCTGCCGTTCGGTGTCGTGGATCTGCTCGCGCTGCTCGTACATCGTCGTGAGCAGGTTCCCCGCGGCCTTGTCGGGGAAAAGTTTCGCAAGTTCGGCCTTCACCTTGTCGGGGCTGGTGATCCCCTTGGCGGCGAGCTTCGGCAGCAGCACCTTTTCGAGCCACTCGAGCGGCGACGCCTGCAGCATGTCACTGCCCGACAGTGCACCAGGCTTGAGTCCGCTGATCGCGCCGTTCTTCTTGTGCTCGACCAGCTTCGGATCGACCAGGCCGAGCGCCGCCAGCCGTTGCGCAGCGGGCCCGGACGCCTTGCCCTGGAACGCGCTGCCGTACAGCGACGCGAGGCCTGCGCCGGCCGCCTTGCCGCCCAGCTTCTCGATGAGCGGCTGCATCTGGTAGTAGAACGCGTCCGTGCGCAACTTCTTGGCCGCATCGCCGCCTGATTCGGCGAAGTTGTCCCACTCGTCGCCGCTGACCTTGCCGCCGGTTGCCGTGAGCATCTTCTGCACGATGTTCGCTTCGGCGCCGAACGCCGCTTCGTTCCTGGTACCGCCGCGCAGGTCGATCACCTTCAGCATGCCCATGAACTGGTCGACGTTCTTCTTCGCGTCTTCCGCGCCGAACAGCGCTTCGTTCGCGAATTTCATGTTCGCGAGCGTCGGCATCGCGACCCGTGCATGCTGCTCGTCGCCGCCCAGCGCCGTCAGCGACTCGCGCATCAGGCCCAGGTTGTCGATGGTCGACTGGCCGTAGGCCTGCTGCGCGCGCGCGAACTTCACCGCATCGGCCGACGCGCCCTGCGCGCGCATGCGCAGCGTTTCGCTCTCGGCCTGCTTCGCGAGGTCGAGCGGCTCGGACAGCATGCCGAACATGTCCTTGCCGATGCCTTTGATGGCCTGGCCGCGTGCCGAGAATTTCTCCCCGACGCCCCGCAGCGCCTCGATCCTTGCGCGCCTGGCGTCGGCGCGCTGCTGGCGCTGGGCGTCGTACCCGCGCACCCCCGCGTCGATCATCGACGTGCGCGACGCCATGGCCGCGCGCAGGTTGCGCTCGTCCCGCGACAGGTTGCGCGTGTCGATGCCCGCGCCGGCGAGCTGGGCGCGCAACTTGCGCACGCGGCCGGCTTGCTGGTCGTGCGTGGCCGCCAGGCTCGAGGCCGTGCGTTTCGCGTTCTCGAAGTCCTTGATCATCTGGCGCGACGGCGGGCCGGACGCGCGCAGCGACTCGCCGAGCGCGTCGACGCGCGCGCGCGCGGTCCTGAGATCCGACGCAGTATCGGCAAGGCCGCGACGCATCTCGCGAAACGTGCCGATGCGCTTCTGCGTCTTCGCCATGTCATCCAGCTCGCGGCGGGTATCCCTCAGCGAGCCGGCCAGCCCCTTGTTGCCGGTCAGCATCATTTGCAGGGGCTTCGTCATGTTGTCGACCATGTCGAACATGACGCGCAGTTTCAGGGTGTTGTCCATCGTCGATCGTTTCGCTCATTCGGCGCCGGCGCGCACTCGCGCGCGCTCGCGCCAGTCCATCAGCTCGGCCAGGCTGAAGGCATCCATCACGGGCGGTGTCCAGCCGAACACCGCCGCGATGTCCGCCATCGGGTCTTCTATGCGGTCTGGGAGGCCAGTCGGGATTTCACGGCCTTCGGCATCAAAAAACCCGCGAAGATGCCCCCCAGTTGCACGAGGTCGGCGGGGTCGATGTTGGCGACGTCGGCTTCGGTCAGCATCGGCGTGCTGATGCGCGGCAGCACCTTCGACAGCGCGACGACGTCGAGGCTGACGAGGTCGGACAGCGATACGCCGCGCAGCTCGCCCGAATTCGGCTTGCGCAGCGTGATCGTCGTGATCGTCTGGTTGCCGCGCACGAGCGGGGTGTCGAGCGTGTGCGTGGCCGGATCGTCCTGAGCGGGCGCTGCCTCGGTGACGGCTGCAGCGGATGCGTCGACCTGCAGGTCGGTCGCGGCTTGTTCGGATTGGGTCGGATACATGGTGGTCCTGGCGATGATGAAGGGAATACAGCGGGCGGGCCCGGCCGGGAATGCCGGCCGGGCCGCGGCTTACAGGCCGATCGCGTTGCGCAGCGCCGAGAACAGGTCGGTGCCGTTGTACTTTTCGATCATGTTGATGAAGTCGATCTCGATCAGGTCCACGCCGTTGACGGACAGCTTGTAGTAGCTGGCGACGGTCGTGACCTTGAACGTGGTGTCGTCCTTCGGCTTCGCGGTGCCCATGTCGATTTCGCTGTGACGGCCCTTGATGACGATCTCGACCGCGTCGACGCTGGTCGAATCCGCGGCCTGGTAGCCGCCGGCGAAGCGCAGCAGCACGCCGTCGTGCTTCGTGATGCCGTACTGGCCGAGCACGGAGCGCATGAAGCCGCCGCAGGTCCATTCGAGCTGGATCCCTTCCTGCCCGAAGTCGACCTTGATCGGGCCGCTCATGCCGCCGCCCTGGTAGTCCTCCATCTTGCGCGTGAGCTTCGGCAGCGTGACTTCGACAACCTGGCCGACGAAGTTCTCGCCGTTCTGGAACAGGTTGAATCCCTTGAGTTTGCGAGGCATACCCATTGTGTTTGACTCCTGGTGAGGCCGACTGTTACGCGCTGACGCGCGCGGCGAAATCGGCGAGATAGCGGTCGGTGATGCGCTGGCGCAGCATCAGGTTTTCGAGCGGCGGAACCGGCGTGTACTCGTAGTCGAGATACGCCTTGCCGGACTTCAGCACGTCGGTCGTGTTCGGCTCCGGGTCGTACCAGGCCGAGCCGCCGATCAGGTAGCCCTGCGACGTCCATTCACGGAACTTGCCGTTGATGGTCTCGATGATGTCGCGCGGCAGCGACGGGTTGAGCGGGCCGTCGATGATGGCCATCTGCGCTTCGGCGATCGAATCCGCGATGACCTGCGCGGTGCGCGTGTAGTTCTCGAACGCGAACAGCGGATCGTCCGAGCACGTGCGCGAGCCCCAGAAGCGGAAGCCGTTGCGGTTCACGAGCGTCGTCACGTCCTGCTCGTTCAGGAAGCCGGCGTCGGTGGCCGGATCCTGCAGATCCCACGACACGTCCGCGCTGATGCCCGTGACGCCGTTCACGCCGACGTTCGACAGCGTCTTGTGCCAGCCCGTGTCGTTGTCGATCTTCGCGCGCAGGCCCGCGGCGTACGCGGTGGCCGGCACGACGACGGTCGAGTTGGTCGCGTCGTCCCACGCGAGGAAGTCCGGCCAGATCACCATGATTTCGCGCTGGCTGAACTGCTTGCGATAGGCAACGGCTTCTTCCTTCGTCTTGGCGCCGTTGGCCGACACGTACGCGAACGCGCGCAGCGACTGCGCGATCGTCGCGAACGCGGCGGCGACCGGCTGCGTGTCGAGGCCCGGCGCCGCGAGGATGCGCGGCTTCACGCCGAAGCGCGCCTGCGCGCCGAGCAGCGCCTTCATGCCGGTGTACTTGCCGTCGGCGGTGACGGCGCCGATCACGTTGGTGTTCGTTTCGGCGGCGTCCTTGCCTTCGGCGACGCGCACGACGATCGTGACGGGCTTGGTCTGGCGGCCGATCGCGTCGAGCGTGCGGCGCAGCGTGCCTTTCTTGCCGGCCTTGCCGAGCGCGGCGACGACGTTGGTCAGAAGGACCGGGGTGTTGAGCGGGAACGCGGTGGCGTCGGCGTCGTCGGCCGTGCAGACGATGCCGAGCACGGCCGTCGAGACCGTGCGGATCGGACGGGTGCCTTCGTTGATTTCGATGACGCGTACGCCGTGGTGGTAATCCTGCGGCATGGTGTGTGGCTCCTGTGTTTGCTTGCGGAAGAGAGAAAACGGGAAGAATCCCGTGCGGATCAGGTCGCGGTTTCCGCGACCGGAGCTGCAGGTGCGCTCGGCTCGGCCGGCGGCGGCGGTACGTACGGCGCGGGCGTGGCGGGCCACGCCACCGCATCGGGGAACGTCTCCGCCTGGATCGCCGAAACGAGGGCCATCTGGTATGCGGACCAGGCCTTGAAGTAATAGATGCCCTCGTCGTCGAGCAGGCCCGAGGCGTAGGCGTCGGCCTTGCCGGCGTTCGCCTTGCGCGCGGTTTCGAGCCGTCGTTCGAACTCGGCCATCGCCGCGGCGCGCTTCTCGCGCTCGAGCTGTTCGGGCGGGACGGTCCACGCGCCGTCGATCCACGTGTGGCGTGGCGACGGCCGTGCTTCGGTCGTCAGGCCGAGCTCGTCGGGCGTCTTGCCGGCAATCGCGATTTCGATCGGCTCGCCGGTATCGGTGCGATAGCAGATGCGCCCGCGGTAGTCCGGCAGGAGGATCCACGCGCCGTCGCGATAGAACGGCCAGGTGGTCGGCGTGCGCGGTGGCGGCGCGTCAAGCGTTGCCCATGCGGGGATGAGCCAGCGTTGGTCGTTGCGCGGGTCGGCATCGGGCTGGCTGCTGCTCAGGTATTCGCCGGTCGACTGGCTGTAGTGGTGAATCAGCATGGTTCGGTGTCCAAGTTAGTAGGCGCGGATCATGACGAGCATCGCGACGTTGCGCGGTCGCGCTTCGCTTTCGCCGTCACCGTTGACGGTAATGGCGTGGCCGTGGTGACCGTTCCAGCCAATACCGATGTTGTGCCCGTGGTTGCCTGAGCCTTCGGTGTTGAATTCGTGGCCGTGGTCGTTCACCCAGGCGAGGTCTGCGGAATCGTTGGGGCCGACCGCTTGCTCGATCCCACTGCCTTCCTGATCGGAACCCGTCAACGAACCGGGATAGGGTGGACGCAACAGGCGACTGAATACCCCGTTGACGTGGTTGTGCGCGCCCGCTCCAGCGGTCCATCCGTGGTGACCGTGCCAGCCCTGGACGTCCGTCCATGCGGAGTGGATGTGATCGCCGCCCTCGCTTGCGCTCGCGCCGTGGCTGTGCGATCGGTTCGCGCTGTCCTGCCACGAGCCGATCATGCGATTTGCGTCGATACCGCGGGCGTCGTCCCAACCACGGATGAACTCGCCGCGCATCTCCGGGAGGCGGAACGTCGTTTCACCGACTCCGGACGAGAAGCAGCCCACGCGACCCTTTTGCCATTCATCGTCCGACACGAGCGCGCCGCTGGCCTGCGCATAGGCCCACAGAGCGGGGTAGTCCGCACGATTGACGAGCGCGCCGTTGGCTTTCAGGAATCCGGCACGTACCGTCGCGCGGGGCTCGAATACGATCTGGCCGACGGCCGTCGTCGAGAGGGCGGCCAGCACCCATTCGGTCGTGGCGAAACGCGTGGAACGGTCGCCTTGGGCCGGCGTCGGGCCTGTCACCGGCTGATCGAACGCTGTGAGCGTCGGGGTGAAGCGCGCCACGGACACGCCGTTGCATGTCACGCCAAAAAAACCATCGCCGCTGTGGTACAGCCCTGTATCCGGTTTGCCATCGTTCGCGAACGTGAGCGACGGATTTGCGAGGCCTCCTTCCGCGAGTACCAGGCGCTTGCCGGGCTCGAATGCCAGATCGCCATTCATGGTGCCGCCGGCGATCGGCACGTAGTTGTCAGGACTGAAATTCCCGGCATCCCACACCGTCTTGCCGTCGACGGTCGGCCGCTTCGAAAAGTTGATGACGCCGGTCGTCCGCGAAATCCACAGAACGTTGTCGATCCACTTTCCATCGTCGCCAATACGCGACAGATACCAGTGCGATCCGGTGTTGGAGCCTGTTTCAGCGCCGTTGTCGGTTCCCATCTCCCATCGGGTGACGCGATCGGTTTTCCAGACGATCGCGCGATACGTCTCGCTCATGCCGTTCAGCACGTAGTAACCATTCGCGTTACCCCGGTCGACCCACACGTCGCCGGTGAAAGTTGAGCCGGCCAGTGAGGCATAGCGTGTCGCCGCCGTCTTTGGCGTCACCGCTCTCGTATCGTCGGCACCCGCATCGACTTCCGCCTGCGTCGCCAGCTCGACTACGCCCTGCCGCTCGGTGGTCGCCGGCGGGTTGAGGAACGACGCATCACCGAACACGAGCTGCGTCGCATCGATCGTCGCGAACTGCAGGTCGGTCGACAGCAGCAGCAGCGCGGCCGGCGATTTCTCCATGATCGGCGTCGCCTGGCCGTAGGCGGCCAGCAGCACCCCGTTCTCGAGGTAGAGGCCGAACCCGTACAGCGAGTACTGGTCCGCCGTGTCGTCCTTCAGCGTCGCGTGAATCGTGTCCGGCGCGATGTTGGCGCCGCCGAACGTCGTGATGCGCTTCAGCTCGTTCGGCAGCTTCGTGAGCCCCTTGTCGGCGACGAAGGGCGCATTCGCAAGACCGATTGCCGTGACCTGGTGGGCGCTGGTGCCGCCGTTGCCGGGCGCGACGAGCGCTGCGCGGCCGGCGTCGGTGATGAGGATCTGGGTTGCCATGTGCGATCAGTTGTCGGTGAGGTTCATGCGGCGATAGACCGCCACGCGAGCGGCGGCGCCGACCCGTTGCCGGCCCCGCATCGCGAAGCCCTGCGTGAACGTGTAGTGCGCCCGTACCGGCTTGGTCCGGTCGATTTCCGCGACGATGTCGGCGACGTATTCGGCGGTGGGCGGCTCGCCTTCCTGGCCGCTGACCGTCAGCACGACGTCGAACGTGCCGGGCCGGCCCGGCGGGTCCTGCTCGAACCATTCGCGCAGCACGAGGTTGCCGCCGAAGGTCGCGACGACTTCGCGCACGGCCGCGGCGGTGCCCTTGCGGCGCGCGATCGGAATCGCCTGCCTGACGCGGGCGCGCTTCACGTGCTCGGGCCAGTAGTCCTTCCACGCGTCGACGCCGAGGTGCCACGCGAGCCACGGCAGCAGGTCGAAGCGGATGGCGTCCGGGTACATCAGCGTCGCGAGCGGAGTCGGAATGTCGTCGACGCGCGCGTTCACGGCGGCGAGGTTGCGCTCGAGCCGGGTCGCATTCGGCGGCAGGACGTCATTCATTGCTGTACACCCCGCCGTCGATCAGCTCGATCCCGGTGCAGTACGGCGCCTGCTGCTTCGTCGCCGGAATGCCGGCGAGCGGGCTTTCGAGGACCACCTTCTGCACGCCTGCGGCGCGAGCGGCTGCATAGATGCCGTCCAGCGTGACTTCCATGCCGAGCCGGTGCATGTCGTCGGCGTATTTCTTCATCGCCTTGTTGGCTTGGGCGAGCGCCACGGCGCGATCCGGACCGGCGAAGAACACCAGCCGCGCGCGGATCGCATAGCGCAGGATTTCCGCGGCGCGCACCGTCACCTTGTCGGTGAGCGGCCGCACGTCGTCGGCCTGCAGCGCGGTCTTCACGGCGTCGACCAGTTTCTGGTCCGCCGTGCCGTCGCCGTCGCGCGCGAGCACGGTGACGAGCACTTCGCACGGAGCGGGGCTGACTGCCGATGCGTCGAGCACGCGGCCGTCCGCGTTGCGCGCATGCGAGACGTACGCGCCCTCGGGGCCGGCGACGGAGAAGCGCTGCGGCGCGAGCTGCGTGCGGGCACGCAGGTCGACGTCGCTTTCCATGACCGCCGCCAGGTTGTGTTCCGGGTCGGCGGGCGTGATCGTCAGGCGGCGGATGCCGAACAGGGCCGCGAGATGGTCGAGGTCGTCGCCGCGTGCGTACGCGAGCATGACCGCGCGCGCGGCGTCGTTCACGCGCTGCCGCAGCACGAGCTCGCGGTACGCGTTTTCCTGCAGCAGCTTCACCATCGGCTCCGATTCGAGCGCGAGGGTGGCGGCGATCTCTGCCTGCTCGGTCGACGGATACAGCGACACGAGGCGCGCCTTGCGTTCGGCCAGCAGCGTTTCGTAGTCGATCGTTTCGACGACGTCAGGCGACGGCAGCTGCGAGAGATCGATCGGCGTCACGCTCATGCCGGGCTCCCGTGCGCGACCGGCACGCGCGTCGTCACGGTCGTGCCGTTCTCGCTCGTCCAGCCTTCGATGTCGAGATAGATCGCGCCGGCCGCCGCGTTCGAGTCGTCCGCGGCGAGCACGACGCGGGTCAGCGTGAGGCGCGGCTCCCAGCGCATCAGCGCCGTCGCGACGGCCGCATACAGGCGCGTGCGCATGGCGCCGTTGCCGGGCGCGTCGATCAGGTCGGGCAGCTCGGAGCCGAACGTGCGGCGCTTCACGCACGACGCGAGCGGCGTCGTGACGATCTTGCCGATCGACTGGTAGAAGTGGCCGAGGCCCGAAATCGAGCGGCCGGTGTTCGCGTTCATGCCCTTCATTGCGGTTGGCTCACCAGTTGTCCATCGCCCTGTTCGCGATGCGTGTGATGCGGGAGGCTGATGCCTTGCGAGGTCACTTCGCGGGTGAAGCTGGCCGCGCCGTCGATCTGCATCGTGGCGCCGCCTGCGCCGCCCTTGCCGGTCATGCCGGACTCGAACGCGAGCGGCCCCTTGACCGTCATCGCGCCGGTGCAGGTGGTCTGCGGCGCGTCGAGCGTGATGGTCTCGGCCTGCACGGTCGCGGCCTTCGTCTGCACGGTGATCGAGCCTGGAGCTACGACGAGCACGGTCGCGCCGGCGGGCAGCTCGGCCTTGAGCGCATGCGCGGCGTGGTCGTACGCGACGCTCGCGCCGTCGGGATAGACGCGCGTGTGGGTGTCGGGGCTCGACGCCGGTGCCGGGGCGGCGTCGGAATAGAGGCCGCGCAGCGCGACGCCCTGGGCCGGATCGCCCATCGGGCAGAGCAGCACGACCTGCTCGCCCGGGGTCGGCGGCAGCCACTCGCGCGTGGTGCCCGCGGTGCAGGCGATCCACGGAATCCAGTTGGTTTGCAGTCCGCCGCCGTCTTCGTCGGGCGTACCGACCGAGACGCGGCACAACGCGGCCGCATGGTCGACCGCGAGGATCGTGCCTTTGCGCACCGCGTTGCGTGCCTGCCGTTGAATTTCGTTAGCGTCCATGTGGTCATGGTGCCGGGCGGGGGCTTGCGGGGCGAGCGATCGCGTGTGTCGTGGGGGTGAGGACGGAAGGGGCGTGAGGCGGGTGGGGGGATGGGTGTCGAGGAGCGCGAATCGATGGGCGAGGTGATGGGCGCGAGGAGGGTTGCGCGCTTCTTCTCAGCGTTCAGGGAACTGGATCGCGTGCGTCGGCCGATGCCGTGTTCGCGGCCGGGCTGACGTTTCGTGGAATCGTTGTGTGGAGCAAGACACTGGAGCGCGCGGATCCGATGTTCTGGAGGATTCGCGCGACAGGCCAGGGTCAATGCATGGGAGAGGCGTTCGCGGAACGTGGAGTTTCAGCCTTGGCGCATCGACCTGAAGTGGCAGGTGATGGCGAGGTGCGTCAAGCTCGCGAGCGAAGTTTTGCGGCGCCGGCGTTGGTCAGAAGAGCCGGTGTGCGGGACGGGAGTGCGGGGGCGTCGTCGTCGGCCGTGCAGATGAGGCCGACGACGATCGACCAGGTGATGCGGATCCGGCGGCGTGCAGTCGACGCCGGGTTGGCCGGTGGGGAAGGGTGATCAGGCAGTCCCGGTCACGAAGTCCGGTGCCGGCGGAAGAGCGACGTAAGGCCAGCCGTCCGCGTCGCTGAGATCGCGCAGCGCCTGACGGTATTTGATGAGCGTCGAGAATTGCGCGGCCGAAAGCGTCGTGCCGTTGCCGATCAGCTTTTCGTCCTGGTGGCGCGATACGAGCCAGTCGGTTGCTTTCATTGCCGCGTCGCGCTTTCCGCGCATGGATGCCGCCACGTCGTCACTTCGATGTTGATGTTGTCCGAGTCGACGACGAACGAAATCGCGTCACCGGGATTCAGCGTGACGGTCGGGTCCATCATCCTTGTCACGGCGACAAACTTCGCCGAGCCGTTGATCGCCAGCGTCGTCTGTCCTGCGGTGGTGTAGTTGGCATAGACGGTCATCCGCACGCCGTCTTTCAGCTCCGCGAAGTTGATCGTCTGGGTCGTGCCGGGTGCCAGGACGTACACCTGCATGCCCGCCTGTGCCGCCCCCAATGTCCCGCTGGTCCTCGTGACGTAGCTGCCGCGCATGTTGCCGAGCGACTGCTGCACAAACGCCGTCGGCGCCATCTTGTCGCTGCTGTCGAACTGCGCCGGCGTCGGCGCCTTCGGCGTCCCCTTGAACACCGGCGACTCGATCGGCGCCTTCTGCGCAAGCGCATTCGTCATCGTCGTCGCAAAACCCGGATCGTTGCCGAGCGCGTTCGCCAGCTCCCTGAGCGTATTGAGCGCCTCCGGCGACTGATCGACGAGCGCCGCGACCTTCTGCGCGAGATCCGCCTTCGTCGCGTATTGCGGATACGGATCGACGGCGCCCTCGTGCGCTTCCTGCCTGTCCTTCAGGAAACGCGTGCGATTCGCGAGTTGCCGCAGCGGCACGTTATCGATCCCGTCCGGCCCGCCTTCAACCGGATCGGACGTTTCGAACTGGCGGATGCCGGGTGTCCAGGTCGAGCTTTCAACCAGGTCAGTCATGACTTGATACTCCCTCTGTTGTACTGGCCGTCGCGATGCGCGAAGCCGTTGTAGCGAATCGGTGCTTCGCGGTAGTCGAGCGACACCAGCATCGAGCGTCGCGGCGCGTAGCGCTCGAGCACCGCCTTCAGGTTGTCCGCCTGGTCGCGCGTGATCGGCCGCGACAGCTTGACGATGTATTCCGCCCACGCCGATTCGTGGCCGTGCACGTGGTCGCCGTTGTAGGTGGCCGACCCGTCGCGCCGGCGCACGCGCCGGCCCTCGACGATCGTCACCTCGCCGAAGCCGAGGCGGCGGATCACTTCACGCACCGCCCACGGCGTGCCGCGCTTCTGGTGCAGCCGGATCGCGCTCCGGACGAGCGCGCGGCGCGCATCGTCGGACTCGGCGAGCTCCCAACCGTCGATCGACACTTCGGCAGCGAGATACGGCAACAGCGCCGACGCGCAGCGATCCGGGCTCCAGTAATCGCGAATCGGAACCGGCAGGCCCTCGGCAGCGGCCAGCGCGCGCGCGGCGCGCCGCTCGAGCGGCGTCGCGTTCGGCGGCAGCAGGTCACTCATAGATGCCGCCGTATTCGATGACGACGTCGACGCAGTAAGACGCCTGCGTCGGGCCGATCGCGAGGTCGCCGGCCGGCTCGATCAGCTCGGTCTTCGACAGGCCGGCGGCCTGGCAGACACCCTTGATCGCCGATTCCGCGACGCCGACGCCGAGGCGGCGCACCTTGTCGGCATACGCGCGGGCGTTCTTCGTCGCCTGCGCGATCAGCACGTCGGCGCCGACCGGCGAGCGCGTATAGCCCTTCGCGCGGATCCGGTAGCGGACGATCTCGGCCGGGCGCGCGAGGACGGTGTCGTTCAGCGGCCGTTGATCCTCGGCCGACAGCGCGGACTCGACCGCGCGGCAGAGCGCGGCGTCGGCCGTGCCGTCGCCGTCGCGCGACAGCAGCGTGACGAGCACGTCGCCCGGCTGCGGGCGCGTGGCCTTCGCATCGAGCACGCGGCCGTCGACGGCGAGCGCCTTCGATTCGTACGCGGCAGCCGGGCCGGCCACGCTGAAGCCCTGCGGCGCGAGCTGGACACGACGGCGCAACGCTTCGTCGTCCTCGTAGACGGCCGGGATGTCGTTGGGAAGGTCGGCGGGCGTGACGACGAGCCGTTCGATCCCGAACAGCGCCGCGCGCTGGTCGAGGTCGCTGCCTTTCGCGAACGCGAGCATCACGGCCCGCACGGCGTCGTTGACGCGCTGGCGCAGCACGAGCTCGCGATAGCAGTTTTCCTGCAGCAAGCGTGCGAGCGGCTCGGATTCGAGCGCGACCGTCGCCGCGATCTCGGGCCGTTCGTCAGCGGGCCAGAGCGCGACCAGCGCGGCTTTCCGGCGTGCGTACAGCGTTTCGAAATCGAGCGCCTCGAGCGCGTCGGGGGCGGGCAGGCTCGATAGGTCGATGAGCGCGGCGGCCGTCATGCGGCACCTCGCTGCGGCAGCGCGACCCACGTCAGCGTATTCGCCGGATCGACCTGCGTGTCGTCGACGTGCGTGATCACCTGCTTGCCGTCCGGCCCGGTCGTGACGACGACGCTTTCCGTCAGCGCGAGCTTGATCGACAGGTCGACCGTCGCCGCATCGCGGACGCTCGTCTCGAAGGTGATGCCGTCGGCGCGCACGGCGGGGTTTGTCACGAGGTCCGGCTGGTTCGCGCGCACCCATTCGACCAGCGCGACGAACACGGGGTCCGCGTCGCCGGTGAAATTCGTGGCGAGCACGTGGGCCATGTACCGGTATTCGAACGACGGCGTCAGGGTGCCGGTCGCGGCGAGCGAACCGTGCTCGACGAGCACGGTCAGCTTGCCCGGGTCGGCCCCGAGCGCGGGAACCGCGGCGACGAGCGCGCGCCGCAGGCTGTCTGGCTTATTCATGCGGATGCTCCACGTTGTCGACGGCCGGCTGCGATCTGGCCTGGCACGTCGCGATCATGTCGACCTTGGCTGCGCACGTCGCCCATGCCGCCTTGGCGGTCGTGAGCGCCGCATCGAGCTCACCGTTGGTGCGCGGCGCGAGCGCCGGCAGCGTGCACGGGCTCACCGTCTGGCAGGCGTCCGACGTAATCGTCGGCGCCGGCGAGAGCGGGATTGGCTTGCAGGCGGACAACATCGTCAGGCAAACGAGTGTCGGCCCAGGCGCGAAGCGCGGCGTTTTCATCGATCAATCTCCGGTTTTCAAGTCGAACGGCGTCGAGCTTCGACGCGATCGCGTTCTGCGTGCGGTCGAGCCGCGCTTGCTGGTTGGCGCGGTCGGCGGCGTCCTGCTGCAGACGCCGGATCGCGCCGTCACGATCGGACAGGCCCTGCCGCGCGTCGGCGAGTTGCTGCCGGGCGGCCGCCAGGTCGGCGTGCAGTTCGCGCACGTACAGCGCGGCGGCCGCGCACGCGGCAAGCACGACAACCCCGGCGGCGAATTTGGCGGCGAGCTCGCTCATGCCGCCGCCGCGGCGTCGGCGGATCCGGCCGGCGCAATGGGCTGCGACGCATACCGGTCGTAGGCGCGAGCGAGCTTGACGTCGTAGAGGTTCGCCGCGTAATCGGGCCCGTTGTAGCCGCGCGCGAACGCGGCCCAGTCGCGGGCGCGCAACGCGGCGAGCAGCCTGGCGTCGGCGGCGACGAACCGCACGAACGCGTCGAGGTGTTCCGCTTCGCTGCTTTCCATGCGCGCGACGAAGTCGTCGATGCCGTCATAGCCGAGGCGTTGCCAGTGATAGCCCATCACCTGGAACGCGCCCCAGCTCGCGGACTCCCACGCCGCGCGGGCGTCGATCACTTCGGCCGCGGCGAGGCGCGTGTATTCCGCGGTGCCGCCGCGATAGCCGCCGCGCGTTTGTGACACGATGTCCGGCTGCCTGGCCGCGAACGGCGCGGGATCGATGCCGCGCGCCTGCAGCCGCTTCCAGAAGATGTGCCGCTCGAACAGGATGACCGGCCGGCCGTCGGGCAGGAAGCCGGCGCCGCGCGATTCGACTTCGTTGACCGCGCGCACGCAGGCGAGCGGCACGTCGAGCGTGCGCGCGGCGCGCTCGAGGTCGGCCAGCGCCAGGTGTTTCGGATCGCGCTGGCCGGTGGCGAGCGCGGCATAGGTCTTGGGGCCGGCGATGCCGTCGTCGACGAGGCCGGTTTTCCGTTGCAGCGCGATGACGGCGGCTTCGGTGGCCGCGTCATAGACGTGCGTCACCTGCACCGCATAACCTGCGCGGATCAGGCGGCGTTGCAGCAGGCCGACGTCGTCGCCGTGGTCGCCGAGGCGGCGGGTTTTCATGGTTCATTCTCTCCGCAGAAGGCGCGCGACGTTGCCGCGCGCGCCGTACACGAACATCGCCAGCAAGACCGCTGTGGCCGCTTCGAAGAAGCCGACGGATGCGGCATGCAGCAGCAGCTCGATCGACGCGCCGCCCGTCACCACGACGAGGGCCCACGCGACCCACGACACATGACGGCGGTGGCGCGCGCCGTTGCGCCGGTAGGCGAGCACGCGCACGAGCGCGGCGAGATGCGCGGCGAGGGCGATCAGCGCGAGCGGGATGTGCATGTCATCCACCTTTGCGGAAGAGCGACAGCAGGTCCAGGGTCTTGACCCGCTCGATGAGCTGCAGCGTGACGGCGATCACGAGCGCGGCCGCGAAGAACGCGGCGACGCCGGTCGAATGGATCGGCGTGGCGCTGACGATTTCCGGCGCGGCGAGATAGCCCATCACGAGCGAGATCAGCAGGTAGGCCGCGCGCCGCGCGACGCCGATCTCCTTCGACGTGACGACGACGAGCGCCGCGCCGGTGAACGCGCCGATCAGCGCGTTGCCGTCGATGCCGGGCGCGAGGCCGGCGAGTCCGATCGCGGTCGACAGCACCGCGGCGGTGGTGGTGTTCGGTTCGGCCATGGCGGCGTTCCAGGGTCAGTCAAACAGTTGCAGCAAGGGCTTCGTGCTCGACACCGTGTCGAGCGGCGGCAGGTAGACGGGCGTGCCGGCCGGCAGCACGACGCCGAGATCGGCGAGACCGGTGTTGGCCTCGAGCACGGTTTCGACGGTGCCGTCGGTGCGGCCGTAGTGCCGCCAGCACAGCGCGTCGACCGTGTCGCCTTGCAGCGCGCGCACGATCAT